TATTTTTATAGTTACCTTATTAGCTGTAGTACCTCTGTATATCCCAAATTCAAGCTCATGAGTATGATCAGGTATTGTTACATTATGTTGATGGTTAGGAATGTTTATGTTATGTTGATGGTTAGGAATGTTTATGTTATGTTGATGATCAGGTATTGTTATACCGTGTCTATGATTAGGTATGTTAACATAATGTCTATGTGGGTGCCTATGTCTATCTAACGCATGAACATGCGGAGGGTCCCCTGCTGGAGTCATCATATGTCCTTCTACTGCACTTCCTATATCCCAAAGTTCCTGTACATCGCTCATATCAGTAGTGCTAGTAGTTCCACCGCCGCTCGAACTAGTGGTTGTACCTCCACCACCACTTGAACTAGTGCTTGTACCTCCACCGCCACTTGAACTAGTTTGAGTAGTAGCGCCTCCAGCACTTGTACTTGCTACAGTTCCACCGCCACCAGCAATAGCTTTTGAATACGCTCTGAAAGCCTCTAATTGATAATTTAATATACATTTGTTTATCCTAACCATAGTATCCGGAATATATATTCTCATTACTGCTGGATTTTCATTATCTGCATTATCTGCAAAAGGAACTATCATCTGGTTAGTTGCTCCCTGAGCATACACTTCATTTATTCTAGTTCTATCTTGAAGGTCTGATATACTCCCTGCCACATCTCTACTCTTGTTTGCAATTTCAATTTCAATATCTCCTGAATTGCCGGTTATATCTGACTTGGTGACTTTAACAATTGGCAGGTCCTCGATTATGTCGTCCTCTTTATCGATAATGCGAACAATGTCACCAGGGAAAAACCTTTCATATTTGTTTGGGTCCCTCCTGTGCAAATCTACAGCTTTAACAGAGTATGACTTATACGGATTCTTGAGCTCATTGAGCAATGCCTGCCCATAGGCCTTTAATGTTTCAGGATTTTCAAATCTTCTATCTACAAGAATACTTGACTTTATACCCCAAGTAGTAGAGGCTCCATTTGCTTGCAAATATGGGATTCCATTGTTTACACTTTCTATACCTAGTTGATTGTCACCTTCTCCATAACCAAGACAATATAATCTTGTTACTATTGAAGTAGGGTCAACTTCTTTCTGGATTTCCACCATGTTCTTTTTGTAAACTATGTCAGCTTTGAATTTATTAGGTAGTTTCTTAAGATGTATTCTCCATACGCTGCCTCTTGTATCAAATTCCCATCTATATCCTTCATCGAATGGTTTAGGTACACTAAAAAGTGCTGCCAACAAGTTTTCATTCTCCCATTTATACTCAAATTGCCTGTTAAATTCACATATTCCTAATTGCCATCTTTTTTCTGTCTGATGATCTAGAATATATCTTATTACCTGCGTTGTATTTACCCCAATATTGCCTATCTGATGATATTTAAAAAGTACATCGTCTAGTAAAGTAGCCAATACATGTTCGCATTGATAAACAATATCCCCTTTAGTATTTCTTGTAAGAGTGGAAGGCATAATTCTAAATAATTCTATTCTTTCTCTACCGTCATAGATTTCTACATAATTGAAAGGTTGACAATATTGATTTTTTATATCATCTGCAGGTAAAGTAAAACTAGCATACCAAAGCTCATTCAAAGTTAATTCATAACCAATATCATAAGCATTTTCTAGGTATGCTAGTTTCTTCATGTTTCTATCATATACTCTTATTATATTTTCCATTACAACCACCTATCCTTCCAAATTACATCAAAGGATATGTTTCTGCTATTACTATCATCGCTATAAAATAAAGAGTTTAGGCCATTCAGTAGAGTGAAGAAATCACTTTCATTGCTGAAATATTCCATTGCATTTTGACCATTTAATGTTACTGTCATATCACAAGTATTAATTACTAGTTCATCTCCAGGTTTTAATATTATTCCTTCTAGACTTATTACACTTTCACCTGCTAATACTTGATTGGCTGCAGTCTCCATTCTTATATTTGATGTGCCGCCTTCTACGATAAATACTTTAGTTCCTTCCGCTTGAGTATTTAATATAATCTGAGATGACCCAGAACTATATCTTAGTACCGTAGCATCAGTTTCTTGTTTTAGGCTAAGATTTGCAAATCCACTAGTGCTGATGATAACACTAGGCTGTGCCGAATTAGCCCCTAGTAACATTAAAGCTAATCCATTATTTCCCATGCTTTGTGTAGTTTGTACATTAAACTTACCTCTATTGTAAGGCTGTCGGTTAAACATAACCTACACACCTCCTATTCCATTGTCACTTGTAAATTACCCGTTTCAATAGTAAATCTATTCCCAGTTTGTACGTTTTCCACTCTACTAAAGCTACCTCTACAGAGTAGGTTTCCTCCAGTCTGTGCTGACCTTATACCCCAATGAGATACATTACCCCAATCGGATTGAGCAATAGGGAATTCTATTTTTTGATTGTTTGTAATTACTGCTTTATCTCCGACTTGTGTTGGGGCTCCAAAAGTTATTTGTTGTCTTTGGTAGCCCTGTCCACTAACTTCTGTCCCTGTATCTGCATCAGTAGGGTCATTTATATAAAGTGCTAAATAAAGCTGTGTAGGTTGAGCCACTGATTGATTCCTGAAAAAATAATTCAATATAGCTTCTTCTAGCCAATTACTAGCTGCTGCCATTTATATCCCCGCCTTTCTTGTGATATTTATATTATTTACATTAGTTGTGCCATTGTTTTTTATTGTTATAATGCAACATGTTTCACTTGTGCCATTAACATTTAAGGGTATTTCATATGGTTTTGTTGTAATGTTAGGTATGTTAACTTGCCTATATTCAAGAGATTCTGCAAAAGGTTGACAATCAAAAACTACATTTAGCCTTCCTGCTGGTATTAACTCTATTTGTTCTAACCCTATATAATCATAAACACTCGCTTGATATGCTTTGTCAGGTTCATCATCAAATATGAGCAAACCCTCTCCACTAAGCCATTTAGCTATTTGTCTAGCACTTTCTCTTAACTCCCCAAAACTTGAATTCCTTATCAATCCTATTTCTACTGAAATAGGCCTTGTTTCATAGGTGTGGGCTCCAAAGTCAATAGTGCCATGCCTACCGGGTATAACAAACTCGTTTTTTCTTTTTGCAGGTATTATACTTCTGTCAATACTTTTTGCCCCAATTTTAAAGTTAGAGGAATGAATATTTCTAAATGTAAACCCTATCATATAGTCACTAGCCCCCTTCCTCTATCTTTTTGTTGCTGTAGTCTATATAATTCTTGAGCTACTTTCTTTATATCATTTTCTTCTCGAATTACAGCATGCACAACAAAATTATTACTAGTATTGTGCATAAAAGATTGTTGCGACATATTCGGTATAGCGGTGTTGAGAGTACTTTGTAATTGAGGTATAGCAGTGTTGAGAGTACTTTGTAGTTGAGGTATAGCTTTTTCCATACCATCCATGAACCCATCTATCATGTTATATCCCCAATCCTCAATAAATCGCCCTTCTCCTTTCTTGGCAGGAGAACTAAATCCTAAGTAATCCTTCACGTTTCCAACTACACTTGACGCTGCCTTTTTTACGTTACCTGCCATTGAAGTTATTCCATCAATAAATCCACTTATTAAATTTCTACCCCATTCTACAGCATTTGCAACTAAATCACTAAACCAACCAGATATGCTATCCCATAACAATCCGAATGCCCCTTTAAGCAAATTCCAAGCTCCTTCGACAATGCTTTTTATTCCGTCCCACATACCTTGCCATATCTTCTTGATCCCTTCGCCCATTCTTTTCCAATCACCTGTAAATAATCCTACAAAGACGTCAAATAGGCCTCGTATTATCTTTAATGCTGAGTCGATTACTTTTTTTACCGTGCCCCATAAACTATCCCATATATTTTGTAGGAATTTTCCAAAGCCTTCCCATTCTCTAGATACAAAATTTATAAACATCTGTACAATATTTTCTATAATGGCTTTAGCGCCCTCTATTATCGCCTGGATTCCATTCCATAATCCTTCCCATATTTTTGTAAGACCCTGCCCAAATCGTTCCCAGTCGTCTGTGAGTATTCCTATAAATACATCTAATATGCCGGATATAATCTCCATTACCGAATTAAATATACCTGCAATGGCGTTCCATATTGCATCTGTTATACCTTTTATTTGTTCACTGTTTTGCTCCCAGAACTCCTTTATGGCGTTATAGATATCAGTAACTGTAGCGCTTATGATCTCCATTGCTACGGAAAATAATTCTTGTATT